TCGGATAAACAACAGATCGAACAACATCAAGTGGAGCAATTAGTCATTGTCACGGATAGAACTGACAAGCGCGCAAACGGCAGTTTTCACGAATCCAGCGAGGTTTCGGGTGCTGGTAGCGGGGAGGAGATTCGGGAAGACGTACCTCGCACTCACTGAATTACTCCACGCGGCAATCAGTAAACCAGATCAGTCCTGCTGGTATGTCGCCCCGACGTACAGGCAAGCCAAACAGATAGCGTGGAAAGACCTTAAGCGGATGACACCACCCTCGCAGATTGTTACTGCGCATGAGACCGATTTATCTATTGAATTCCTAAACGGATCCACAGCATCACTGCGGGGCGCGGATAACTATGATGCCCTGCGTGGTATCGGGTTGGACTTTCTGGTAATGGATGAATTTGCCGACATGGCACCTGATGCGTGGTTTGAAGTATTGCGCCCTATGTTGGCAGACAAGCAAGGCCGTGCTCTATGGATCGGTACGCCCCGAGGCTTTAATCATTTCCATGACCTATATACATACACATACGATACGGAAGGATGGCAGGGATGGCAGTTTACGACAGCCCAAGGGGGGCGAGTAACCTCTGATGAAATAAAATCCGCCAAGAGAGATATGGGAGAGCGGGAGTTCAAACAGGAGTTCCTTGCCACATTTGAATCCATGGCAGGCAGGGTCTATGCGAACTTTGATCGGGCAGAATCAGTGACAGAAGTGGAAGACACTAAAGGCGAGTTATTGGTTGGAATGGATTTCAACGTCGACCCTATGTCTGCTGTGTGTTCGGTCAAAGCAGGGGATCAATTGCATATCATCGACGAAATAGTAATGGGTGATAGCAATACCGAATTGATGGCTCAAGAGTTAAAGCAAAAATACCCCCAGCGGATGATCACTATTTATCCTGACCCATCAGGTCGTGCACGCAAGACGAGTGCTCCTGTTGGCAGAACAGACTTTGCTATACTGTCAAACGCAGGGTTTGAAGTACGCGCACCTCGCGCCGCTTCCCCGGTTGTGGATAGAATCAATACAGTGCAAGCCGCATTGAAGAATGCTGATGGCGACAGGCGCATATATGCTCACCCAAGATGCAAGCATTTAGTGAAAGCACTTGATGGCCTCACCTACGTTGAAGGCACTCACCAACCCGACAAGTCGGGTGGACTCGATCATATCACCGACGCATTGGGCTATCTAGTCATGGGGGAAATGCCATTGCGTCGCATCCTTGAAGAACGCCAACCCCAAAGGTGGTCATAAATGGCAACAGAACAAATTGCAAAGACAAGCAGTACATACAATGCGTATGCGCGCAGATGGGAATTCTACTTGCGCTCCTATTTAGGCGGCGATGACTACCGCGCAGGCAAATATCTGACTCCATATAAACTCGAATCGACAGAAGATTACGCAGAGCGATTAGCACAAACTCCGCTCGATAATCAGTGCAGAAATGTCGTTCACGTTTACTCGTCATTCATCTGGCGTGCCCCACCGACACGGGACTACTTTAGTATCGATAGCGATGTCGCTCTTGGGCCTTACCTACGCGATGCGGATTACGATGGACGCAGCCATAACGCCATCATGAGGGAGGCAACAATATGGTCGAGTGTGTACGGGCATTGTTGGCTAATATTGGATAAGCCAAGCGTTGAATCTGCCACTCGTGCAGATGAGATGGCGGCAGATATTCGTACATACCTCACACTGGTGACACCGGAAAATGTATTCGACTGGCGATACGAAAGGTTGCCGACAGGACAGTACCGATTGAACTATCTGAAGGTTCGGGAATATCACGAGGGCAGTCAAATGTATTTCCGAATTTGGACGCCCGATATTATTGAGGTTTGGAAAACGGACGGAGATGCAGAACCCAAAAGAATCGAAGAGATGGAAAATCCACTTGGGATTGTTCCGGCCGTGTGTGTTTACTCTCAACGATCCGCCATTAGAGGAGTAGGAGTATCTGATGTTTCAGATGTCGCCGATATTCAGCGTGCGATGTACAACGAATTATCTGAGATCGAACAGTTGATTCGTATTTCTAATCATCCATCGTTAGCTAAGACCGATGCGACAGAAGCAAGCGCCGGTGCTGGTTCTGTTATTCAAATGCCTGACGATCTGGATCCTGGTTTGAAACCGTTTCTACTGCAACCGTCTGGCGGCAACTTGGATGCGATACGCGCCAGTATTGAGGACAAGATCAAATCAGTGGATCGCGTTACTCATCTGGGTGCGGTACGTGCAACAGAGAAAGCGGCGAAATCCGGTATCGCCCTACAGACTGAATTCCAGATGCTGAATTCCAGACTATCCGAGAAAGCTGATCTGCTGGAACTCGCAGAGGAGCAGTTATGGACTATCTGGTCAATGTGGCAAGACAGGGAATGGGATGGGTCTATTGACTACGCTGACTCGTTCGATCTCCGTGATTACCACAGTGACCTTGAGTTTCTGCAAATGGCAAGAGCGAGTGGAGTCCAATCGAATACATTCTTGCGCTCTATTGATAAACAGATTGCATCCCTCGTAGTGAAGGATGATGACTTGCATCAATCATATGACGAGATCGAGCAAACGCCAGTTACATTAGGTCAATTCAATACAGAACTTGAGACCGCATGACAAGTGTTGCTGAGATCGGCCGATTAGCGAAAGCACATGACCGGATTATTGAGCGCTTAGATGCTTCACATGGAGCGCGGCTTGCTACGATTCTGGATCAATTAGAGTTTCGTGTAGTTGAGATTGCTAACGAGATTCCAATAGACAGGCGTTTCAAAGAGGGGAGGCTCACCAGAGCGGAGCTTGCCATCCGACAGCGACCAATGATAGAGGCGGCGATTCGAACTACGTTTCTAGGATGGGCGCATCAGACGATCAACGGATACGATGAAGCGGCATCATCTGTTGTCAAAATGATGAAGCACAGCATCAGCGGGTTTATTGAGAACGATGCGGACATCATCAACAACCTTAAACGGATTTCATTCGCTGGATATGAAGATATAGCCAATCGTTTTCTGGATACGTTATCGAATGGTTTGTATCAGAACGCGATCGCCGGCAGATCACAGGTCGAAGCCGTTAAGGATATGCAACAAGCTATCAACGGCGTATTCATTAAATCGGATGATGCAGAGATTTCCCGATTAGTTAAATTCGTCAAGGACAATGCAGACGACCCAAAGAAATCGAAGCTTGTCGCTTTGGGGATTGAAAAACTTCATACGTTTTACGGCGCAGATCGAGCAGGGAATAACCTACGTCGATACGCGTATCAGCAAGTCCATGACGGACTGATGCAATTCTCGGCCAGCTTTACCGCAAAGAAGGCTCGAGATGCAGGGCTGAAGCATTATCAATATTACGGATCAATTGTAACGGATTCCAGACCGTGGTGTGTTCGCCATGCAGGGATGACGATGACGATAGAGGAGATTCGTGAGAAATGGGCAAACAATTCATGGAAAGGTAAAGCGCCCGGCGAGCCTTTAATCGTGCGCGGTGGATATAACTGCCGCCATCATTTTGTGCCTGTCGAACCTGAGTGGGTAGAGGAACGGGAGGCGGCGTAATAACCCAAACTTGAGAGGTGACTAATGGCTGAAGAACAAGCAACAGAGGAACAAGTAGAACAACCCAAAGAAGCGCCCAAAGCGGATACCTTCACTAAAGAGGAAGTCGAGGAGATTGTAGGCAAGCGTATTGCCAAAGTGCGACGTGAATTCGATCGCAAGTTTGATGGCGTCAATCCAGATGAGTATCGCCAGATCAAGGCGAAGGAAGAAGCCGATGAGGTAGAACGCCAGAAGGAAAGAGGCGACTTCGAGACTGTATTGAAACAGACCGTGGAGAAATGGGAGTCGAAAGCGAGTGGGCTCCAGAATGAATTGCGCAGGGTCAAAGTTGATGGCGCATTGATTTCGTCTGCATCTCAACGCAAGGCTATAAATGCAGAACAGGTGGCGAATCTGTTGCGCGATCATGTTCGTATGTCGGAGGACGGAACCGTTGA